ATGGATAAAAAGAAAGAAATGGAAATGATGGCATTTTTAGGTATTGGCGGAGAACGTTTGGATGAGCTAGGACAAAAAGCAGTAGATTTAGGCATGACAGTCGAGGGCATGCAAGAGTTTTCGCAATTGGCGATTGCTTGTGGCGCGGTGTTGAAATTAACAGATGACGCTGACGCCACTTTAGTAGATTTATACGATGATTTTGGTGCGGATTGGTTAGAACAATTGGGAGCTGATGAGTAATGCATTATGAAAATGTTTGTGTATTTTGTAGCGCACGCGATGATGTGGATAAAGATTATTTAAAACTAGGTTATGAGGTTGGCAAACTGTTAGCTGTCAACCAATACGCCACCGTTACCGGCTGTTCTAGTTCGGGAGTAATGGGTACGGTAGCAACCGGAACGTATGATTATAACGGTTATAACATTGGTGTTTATCCCGAAGAATTAGCACACTTAGAACGTCCTTTCATGGATTGCGAAGAACTTTACTTAGAAGAACGTTTGATCGATCGACAAGCGCGTTTGATTGAATTAGGCGATGCATTTATCATCCTGCCCGGTGGTTCTGGAACGATGTATGAATTGTTTGAAGTGTTGACGAAAGTCGCTGTCGGTTCTAAAGATGAAGTGCCGATTGTTATCGTGAATTACAAAGGTTTCTATGATGATTTGATAAAACAACTAGTTAAATTAGAACAAGAAGGAACGTACAACTTCCCACCTACCCTCTTCTTTGCGCGTGATGTAGATGATATCTTGCCGATTTTGTTAGGTGAAACAGAATAGAAAGGAGAAAGAATCATGCTAGAAGATGTAACACAATTGATCGTAACGACTTATAAAGGACGAGAAATGTATTTTGTGCATACGAAACTAGCGATCACTGACTACGGCTTGGAGTTATTTAACAAAGACACCTTAGAACTAGAGTATTTGATCCCGCGAAATCAAATTAAAAAGATGGTTATTATCGTGAAGGAGAATGAAATCGATGGATAAAGAACAATTGTTAGAAACGTTATACGAATCAGCGGAGAAAATTTTACACGAGCAAGAAGGAACGTTACATCCCTTCGAGGTTATCGAAGCAATTCAAGAAACGTTACATTTTAACAATGTTGTATTTGGAGAACCCGACCTCTCCCCGTTTGAGATTTGGGAATTGATTCAGGCGGTATCTATTGAAGCGTTAAACCCATACGACGGAATTTGATTTAAAATCACAAGGAGGAACATAAATGCAATACATAGGAAGTAAAAACAGAATTAGTAAAGAATTAGCGCCCATTATTCAAAGTTACATTACAGAGGATACAGAAGCATATATTGAACCATTTGTAGGAGGTGCTAATATGATTGATAAAATTAAACATCATAATAAAATAGGTAGTGACTTACATAAGGAGTTAATTGCATTACTAAATTATACTAGAGATAATTACAATAAGTTACCAGAAACATTTAGCGAAGAAGAATACTATCGTGTGAAAGCAAATAGAGATAACTACGAACCGTGGTATGTTGGCTTAGTTGGTTTCTGTGGTGCTTTTGGCGCCGTGTATTTTAGCGGATTCGCTAGAGGTTACAAAGCAGATGGCGTGACACCACGTGACTACTCAAATGAGGCTATACGAAACTTACAAAAACAAGCACCTAACTTACAAGATATTAAATTTGAATGTAAATCTTTTACTGATTATAACCCTTCAGATTATAAAAACTGTGTATTCTATTTAGACCCACCATATAGAAACACATTATCTTATAAAACTGGTAAATTTCCATATGAAGAATTTGATAGATGGGCTATTGAACTATCAAAAAACAACACAGTGCTAATTAGTGAATATGAAATGCCTGAAGATAAATTTGAATGTATCTGGAGTAAAGATGTTAAGGTTGGCATTAGTAGTGTAGGCAATATAAAAAATAAAAAACGAGTTGAAAAATTGTTTAAAGTAAAAGGAGGAAAATAAAATGATTAAAATTTATACTAAAAACAACTGCATGCCTTGCGAATAAAACAAAGGATGATCGCTTATGATTGTGTGGCTATGTACGGACGCAAGTTTCAGAGAGAAATCTCACGTGTGTGGTATCGGTTGTCAAGTTCTAGTTGACGGCAAGCAATATCAGTGGAGCGCCTACGAAAAGGACGTTTACACCTCGCAGCAAGCTGAGACGCTAGCTTTATATTACGGAATAAAACGCGTTATGAACGAGTTCGGCGCAAAAGATACTGTACTCGTGATAAAGAGCGACAACAACAGTCTAGTCTGGCGTATTAATGAATTGGTTGACGATGATGATTTACCCCTAACGAACTTAGAACAACGCATTATATTGATGATGAGAAAATTTAAGGTGTGTGGCCTCGCTTGGCATGCGCGCGAAAATAACCGATGCGCGGACAATCTGGCGCGGCAAGGCATCCAGAAATACTTCAAAGACCAAAACAAAAAGAGGGCGTAAGCCCTCTTTTTTCGCATAGTTACAAAAACCGTAACTAATGCTAAACGATTGTTAAATAGATGTCCTTGATTCTCACGTCGTTCACAGCACCCTCGCCGTTCGCTTTGTTACATCTACGCAAGATAACATCTACTTTCTTTCCTTTCATCCAGCCTACATCGACAGTCACGTCAAATCCTAGATGTTCCCCACCTTTGTATCCATACGCTTTTTTAACGTCCGCACGTTTAAACCCCGCTGATTGCACGCGTGCTAACTCTTTGTTCGTGCCGTGTTCCATGATGATGATATATGCGTATGTTCCGATTGGTCCTGTTGGTTTATCTGGCACTAACCAACCCCTTACGTGTAGTTTATTTTTGCTAGGCATATCCAAAACCTCTAATTTGCCCCACGCGTTTCCTTGATGGATTGCCGGACTTTCTAACACGGCTTGTGCGTGTGTTTTTGGCTTGCTTGGTTTCGGTTTACTTGGTGTAGGCTTGCTTGGTGCAGGTTTGTTGCCACCTTTCACGCGGAATACTTGCCAATAAGGATATCCGGCTTGCGCTAGTCGTTGGTCGTGATTGAAAATACCAACGTTCATAATGTAACCTGTTTCTTCAATCCAATTTTGATTGTCTAGGCAAATACCTGTATGACCGTTCGCTCCGTAGCTATTGCCCGGTTCTCCCCAGATAACAATGTCACCTTTTTGCATGTTCCATGATTTATTGTCCGCAATCAACTCAAAGCCGTTGGCATATAACCATTGTGGCATAGTCACGGTAGAAGGAGCCCAAGCGTGTTGCCATTGTTTACCGCCTCCGCCACGTACAACCGACCAATACACGAAAGAACTACAGTCAGCCGTTCCTCTTTCCGGATCACGTGGACCATTCATGTCATAAGGAACTTTACCAACAAATCTTTTTGCGTACGCGATTGCGCCATCCATATTTACTGCCATTATTTTTTATCTCCTTTGTTTTTATTTGCTAAGTTTCCAATAGAATCGTCTGTGAAGTCTCGTAATTTGGCAAACAAGTCTTTCGCAGATTTCGGAAACGGAAAGCCGCATTCTAAGTAGTTTTCAGTGATTGATACTGCATATGTAAAGATGTAGAACCCTAACACGAATGGAATACCTGTAGTCAGGTTCATCATAGTTAAGATAGTGTAAACTACTACGTTCAAAATCAACACGTTGGCGTGCTTCATTAAACCGCCTAGCCCTATTGAGCTAGACAGTTTTTTTAGCACGACCGCCTTACTAAAACCGGTAAACACATCCAATCCAATCGCCGCCAATAATACGATAAACAACGGATTTTGTGGGATGCTTTGCAGTATAGCAAGAATGATCGTTAACATTTTCATCGTCTCCTTTTTTTATTTTAAAACCCTTGAGGTAACTTCACTACGTCGACTGTGTAAGTTCCGCCACCTGTGAACCATTTTTCGTTGGGAATCGTCGTGTTTAGCGTTAGCGCTCCGCCGTTTTCGTAATCGAAATACATTTGCGCGTCTGTTCCGCCGGAGTATGATCCGTCGACTAACCCCATCGAATTGATTGGCTTGAAGTTTGCTGGCGGTGTGTAAACTTCCACATCCTTCGTCAACTCTTTCGCCGTTTGGAAACATGCATAAACCGTAACAGTGTTCATAGTTCTTTGTATTGTAATCGTGCCAGTACGAATGAAATCGGTGTTGTTTTGGTCGAGTTTGATCGTTTCAGTTTGTAACATGTTAGCGATTAGCGTTTTGATTTTCGCGATGTCGCTCGTAGCGGTTGCCGTTTTGGAAAGCGTGTCGAGGTATTTCGCGTCATTTTGTTTCACTACATGTTCGCTGATCTTATCACTCAATGTGTACTCTAGGTTCACATAGTCGATGATAATTTTAGGAGCTGTGAACGTTTCGTCAGCTATCGTGCCGTGCATGAAGTACAGGATCGTTCCGTCGTCGTTGATACGTTTCGCGCTTTCTGTGTTATTTGCGCTGTGGTATGTGGCAAGCGCGTATTCCGTTGTTTGTCCTACGTCATACACCTTCAGCGTGTCAATCGCATCTACATTCGATAACGAGCTTCCGATTTCGATATTTCCTGTCGCACCTTCTGTTCTACACCAAACGTTAAATTTCAACTCTTGCATTTTCGCTTTTAGGATGTCAACTTTTTGTTTCGTTGTCGTCAGCCCTTTGAATAGGTGCGGATGTTCTCTTTCGATTGCGGTTACTAAGTCAAATTTGTATTTAGCTTGTCCGACAAATCCGCGATCTGATGGGGCAAGAGTGCTTGCTAGTCCGTCGCCTTTGTTTTGTGTTTTGCTGTACATGTCAGCGTCTGCTTCGTATGTGATTTCGCTCATGTTCGTAGCTTGCGCGCTAGTGGATTTCAAATATACTGCGTGCGGACAAGGATTGTTATTGCCACGCGATTTAAACTTGAAGTCCATTACACCTTTAATCGTTGCGGAATCATCCGACAAGATTTGTGTGAGGTTGTCTTTCGTTACATCTCTTTCGATCGGTGTTAGGAAGTCGTCAGAACTTAGATTTAATGTGTAGTCTAGGCGTGCGTAGTCGACTTCTTGTTTGACTGTTACATTTGTTTCACTCGCTTGGATTACCCGAGTTCTTGCACGAAAAATGATAGAACCGTCATCTTGTACACGTGCGCGCGTGTATAAGTTTTTTACTAGTTGATCGTACACTTTTTCGGTTACGGCGCTTTCGTTGTAACTTCCTTTTTTCACTTCTGCGCCCCAAACGTCGCCTGTTGCAGATTCGATATAACATTCGCTGTTTGTGTTTTTAGAGTAGACTGTCAAAACAGCGCTCTCGATATAGTTGCGGATTTTCGTTACTTTCTCGTCTCGCGTTGGGCAGTCGTCAAAGAAAGAAGGATAGTCTTTCGCGATTTGTGATATTAAATCAAATTTGAATGCGAAAGCTCCGATCTTCCCCGCTTCGTTAGTGGACGCGTCTTGCAATGCCCCGTCTTTTTTTACTAATTTTTCGTAGGGTTTTTGACTAGCTTCGTAAACAAAACAAGTATTTGGCATAGTGGTCGAACCGCCATAAGTTAACGCATACATAGCGCATTTGTGTGGATTTGGATGTGTTTTACCTGTTGCTTTGCCGGCAAAATCTGCCATGCCACCGGCAACAATCGGTTTGTTTGCTAGATAGCTCGGTAAGCCTGTTTCTTTCATTACGTCCGCCGCTGTTACCTCGGCTAGAATCTGATCCGCGGTGCTTTGCACAGTGTTTAGTGCGGTGTTGACGTTGTTTAGTCGTCCGTCGATTGTGTTCGCTTTGCCCTCTAGTGTTGTGGTACGTTGTTCGACGTTTTCTAGTGCGTCTTGAATGCCGTCGACGTCTACTAGTTCGGTGTAGTTCCATACGTACTTAGTAGGATCGTTACTGTCTAAGATTCCTAGTCCTTTGTAGGTTGGCGCGTCGATTGGTGTGCGCGTGTCGCCTTCTTCGAGTTTGCACCATTCAATCTTACACTGACCGACGCTTGTGCTTGGCACTTGGTAAATTTGTATTTCTGGCCCTGTCGGATGTGAATTGGCGCTTGCCGTGAATGTGCCTGTCCATAAATTCGGAATGCCCGGAACAGGTTCTAAGTTTCCAAAGGCCCACGGACTGCCATTGTCTTGTGTGAAGAAAGGACGCCATGTTTGTGTGCTAGGTTTTGTACCTTTCAACGTGACGGTGTACTTCTTACCTTTTACAAGAGGTTTGATCTTGTAGCTTTTAACTAAATAAGCGTTGCTAGTTGCCGGGCCGTTATTTATCACCATGTTCTCGTTAGGATATTCTCGGCACATGTTATAAGGTTCTGCCAATAAGTTTGGTTGGAACGGTGTTGCTTCTGAGTCGCATTCAACTTTAGCGTGTCTCAAGCGTAGTTTGCCAGATAGACTGTTATTAGCGTCTTTGTTTTGCAGCATTATAAACCAGCTTTCAGCGTTATCACTCGTAGCAGTGATTTTGACGGTGCCGGTTAGTTTTTGCCATACACCCTTAGCAGTAGTTAATGTATTACGCGTATATAGTTCTGATACCCAGTTAGGCATTTTAATATATCTTAGGCCTATCTTGCTAGGGTCTCCAGTGAAATCATCTTCTAACATAATCTCTACACTCATGGTATATGTTTTGCCTGTTAACAGGGCTGGTTGACTTTTCGCTTTGAATATCTCTAATTTATGGTTTGGATCAAGCGTGACCACTACTTCGTCGCCATCATCCACAACAGATAAAGCGCCAGTACCTTGTGAGAAGCTGTCAGCGTTTATGTTGGCTATTAAATTCGGATTCCCCGAATAATCATAGTCCCCGAAATCTAACGTATCGATGTACATTTCACGCAGTCTTTCTAGTTGTCCGATTTCTGCTTCCAGTCCGTCAATACGATCCATTGCGCCGTCAACTGCTGCGTTCGCGTCTTTTGTCGCTTGTTGCAAGTTTTTGATTTCTTGGTCTAGTCCTTCGACTACTTTGTTCGCTTCTAAGCTTGCTGCCGCTAACAATTGTTTGAAGTCTTCGATGAAATAGTCTGCTTTGTCTTGTGCTAGTCCGTCGATCGCTGAACGCTTCACGCGGAAAGTGAAGCCTAAGTTATCGCTTGTTGATCCGTCCGGATACTCGATGTAGACATAGGCTTCTACCATGCCATTATAAGCTTTCATCGCTTCTGGCAAGATATACGTGACGTGTCCATTCAAGAAACTTTCAGTGATGAGGTTTTTCGTGATAAAAGGGATTGGCTCTTTCTTGATTGTTCCATCTACTTCGTCATAGATAAACATCAATAAGCGCAAGTTAGCGCCTAGCAAGTCTGCCGGTGTGCCGTCCTGTTGTGCGACGTTAAACTCTAGTGCTATTTGGTTATCGTATGATTTAAACACAAGCCCTGTTGCTTGCAAATCAAAGTCTTTAGGTTGCGTTGGCACTTTAATAGGCCCTTTTTTGATGATATGCGCCATTATTTCACACCTTCGATCTTAGTTATTTTCACATCGTTGCTCAATGTAGGGTTAGAAACGTTACCGGAAGAAATTTCTAAAGCTCTGCCATTTGATATTGTTATCTTGCGCGCTTCGATTGTCAGCTCAAGTTCGATGAACGTCACTCCCCCACCTCCATTCCATAAATTTGCTTTTGTAATCCGCGCGTATTCTTGACGTTTTACTTCTTCCACAAAGTCTCCGTCACCGTCTCTGTAATGGATACGAAGCGTTTGGTAACGGAAAGTATCGTCTGACAGATTGACTGATTGTCCTTTTCTCAATTCGCCTTCAAAAAGAACAGAAGTAGTGTAAACGCGCCGCCAACCTAACGAGTTATAACCTTCTACCGGGTCGCTGTTATGCGTCATTTTGATGTAAATTTCGCCGCTATAACGAGCAAAAGCGACGATTAATTTTCTCAAATCGTGATCCGCGAATACCATCATTTCAACAAAACTATTATCTTCAATCCCGCCAGGGTTGTCTGCGCCCCATCCGGCTATGGTTGCGTATTTTCCGGGTGGAATATCCAAGATGTTCGGGTATTTTTGTGGCAACTTATAATCACGTAACCAACGCCCGCGTGCCTGCATAACTGTTTCCGGTGTAGCAAAGCCTGCGTTACTTTCAGTAGCTAGGACGTGCGCGTCGTGATCCGAGCCGTCGTAATGGATAGCCGCTTGACGCAATAACCATTTCACAGCCTCTTCATAACTCATTTCTTCGAAAATATTTGGTTTGCTTTGAAAATCTAACATTTAATTGTTCACCGCCTTAATAGTTATAAGTGAAGTCTCTCGCGCGCCCTACGCCTTTACTTGTCACTTTTCTCGTTGCTGTGTCAACTTCTATTTTATAAAATGCTAATTCATCTGGCGTATCGACTTGGTTAGCTGTCTGAGAGAAACCAACGTCACAAAGAATCATTTTCACTGTTCCAAACGTCCCTTCAACTTGTTCGTGCCAATGCCCGCAGAAATAACCTACTACAACGCCGGCGCCTTTTGTATTCATTGCGAAGGTCTTTGACCCGCCGAACGAACCGTCATTCGGTTGTCCTAATTTAGACCAATCGATAGTTACCGGACTACCAGATTTAAAACCTTCTATCAACGTACTAATCATGTTTTCGTTGCGAACAGGGAACCTACTGAGACCTAAAGGTGTATGCCCTACTAGCACCACATGATAGTTTCTCGGAACGTTCACTAACCATTCTCCGAAAGCGTTAATTTGTTTGGCACTGAAAGCTCCCGGCGCTGTATCGCTGTAACCGTCCGTGTACTTGTCACCTGTGCCGCCTTCGTAAAAATCGCAAGTATCGAAACGGTAAATCGCTACATTTTTATCCGGGAATAACACGCCACCGTACAAACCGTTCCAATACTCTTCGAAGTCAGCGTTGCATAACATTCCCTTTCGTTTACGCCACGCGGCTTCGAAGCAAGCGTCGTGATTCCCTTTGCAGATAATAACCGGCTTCTCTTGCCCTGCTACTGCTGCATTAGTGAAGCGTTTGAGCGTGCCTAACATGGAATGTCGCGCGCTCCATTCGTCAATAATGCCTATAGCGCCGTCGAGTGAGCCGTTTCCACCGTCGATATTGTCTCCACCGTAAACCATCACATCTGTTTTGTTCCCTAATTTTTGAAATTGAGGGATTGCGCGCCAATGTCTTAAATAATAAGCGTCTTTGTAACCAACGCCATCTATACGCAAATTATGATTGTCTACGTGAATATCTGTAATGAAAGAGAAATTAAATTTGCCATTATCAACGCTATTGATAACTGTATTTAAATTACGCGGCACTAGGTCAACGTATTTCATCGTGTCGTAATCGAAAAAGCGTGTTGTTTCTCTAATTTGCGAGCTGCCGACCGGCACTTGAAATTTTTGATTTAAACGATCGGCTAGCGAAGCGTAGTCGCCTTTCGCCTCATTTAAAATCGCTAAAATTTTGCCGCCGGGGTCGATGCTTTCCAAAATTTTTTTATTGTCATTGATTAGCTTTTCCCATTCTAATTGGTTTTCTAGCGCGTAAGAAGTAAGCCGTTCGATCAATTCTTCAACTTTCCATAAGTATCCACTATCTAAGATAGGTTCTTTATGTACACCGTGAACGACTTCATATTCGAAGTTGTTTGTTGAAAACACTTCGTTGCCTGTTGAATCTTTAAAACTAAAATAGGCTTTGTTTTTCCCTAACCATTGTAAGGAACGTGCGCCTAGTGTGAACTCGATTCTAGCTTCTTGCGGATAAACTTTGTCAACGTGTTCGACGATTGGTTGTCCGCTGTCAGAACGTGTAATATTCACAAACTCCACAGTATAACCAGTGAACGGGAAAAGCTTCCCGTTCGCTGTGATCTCTACTGAAAGGGTTTGTGTTTGCGTGTCGTCTTGTCGAAAACGCAAGAAAATTTGATGGTTTGGCTCTGTCAATGAAAGAACCGCTCTATAGTTAATTCTTGCCACGTTTCACAACTCCTTTTTATTTTGGTGGAATACAGATAGAAGCAATGCTGCCGGCGCTAATGAACCCGCGCACGCATTTAGCTACCACTTGACCGTATTCCGTGTTTTGTTCATACGTGAGAATCGTACTCCCCTCGATACCTCGGATTACTCCTGTATGTCCATAAGTCGGGTCTGTCGTCCACGCATTAGGCCCGCCGACGCTTGCGCCTTGTGTCCAGTTGATGATAGCCCCCACGACTAACTGATCCAGTGAAGGATTGAAAATCACTTTCCAGCCTACAGCGCCCCAATCATAACCCGAACCAATGTTGCTTGCCGCCGTAGTATCTCCGATCACGTGTGAAAAGCTGTATTTCGTGCCGCTTCCCATGCCACAACCTCCGAGAAAACCCGAATATTCTGCGGATAAGGCATAACATTGTCCGTTACCTACACGTGTGTTCATGAGACTTTCTAAGTGTTTCAAACCCGCTTCGCCCGTTGCTTGCGTCGGCTTCAAGTCCTTGAATTTATTGTACCACTGGATAGCATAAGTTTCGCGTTCTGGATGAGTTGCTGCAGGTCGTTCGTAGTTACGCTCAAACGCGCGTGCCGCGAGTGCCGGATCAGTACATGCTTTGAAAGCCGCAACTGTCGACGGTTCGATAACGCCCATCCATTGCGAAGTTCCGAATGTCCATAGTAGCAGTTGAACTTGTCCGCGTAAGCTTTCTACAGGTTCTTTGATGTTTGCGGCGTTGAATAAGTTTTGAACGTACACTTTACCGTCATAAGTTGCCGGTCCTACCAATGGATATGCCGAACCATCCCATTGCACTAGTCCATACGCCGGACCACCGATTTGTCGTGTGTCTGGATCGAACGTGCCGCCTGTTTCTTGTTGCATGTTCCCTAGAATACCGCAAGCCGCTTGCTTCGTGAATTTGTTTGCTAACAAAATATCATAGATTTGCCACGCGCGTTTTTCAGCGTCGGTTTTCAATCCTTCTGGAATGCCACCAGTGCCGCCACCGCCACCAGACGGACCTCCACCTTGCCCCGGATAAACAGCTTGACCGTTGTTAATAGTCAAACCGCCTTTGACTGCAAGGTTGCTATTCATTGTTACGTTATTGTGAAAGAGTGTGTCACCTTGTACCTCAAAGCCTTTTTTAAAGATAACTTTTTCGTTAAACGTAACTTGACCGCTCTCGAAACTACCTGCGCCCCTCAGTCTGTATTTGAGGTTATCCGCGTGCGCGTCTGCCGGTATTTGGAAGATAGATGTGCTAAACTCGTCTCCCATTGCGTTGATCGAAAAGATTTGCCCTTTGTGCTTGATGATTGCTGCGCCGTTTGCTCTGTCCGTTGCCGCGTCGTACGTACCACGGAACTCGGCAATTGTTTTTCCTTGCACCTGATCCCGCCATTTGCCATTGGAGTAGTCGATTTCGTCCGGTGTGTCTTTTGCGTCTTGGATAAGAAATTTGCCATGATCCATAACGGCTTGATATTGTTTTTGCGCACCTTCACTATAAATAGTTTTTAACAACGCCCCCTCGATGAGGATACCTCGCAAAATACCCGCCATAATGAAATTAGCGTTAAACGTGCCGTCGATTGTCCATGCAGTGTGAGAATCGCCGTTGTGAACGTCCTTAATTGTTTTCCATTGCCCTTTTTTGCATTCCTTGAAGCTGATACCCTCGCTGTTTGCCGTCATGAAATGAGACGAGCTAGGGATATTTCTACCGTTCATCCATACATATTCATAAACTTCGCGGCTGTCAGACACGCCGGCTTCGATCCCGTTTACTTGGTAAATCGAGCCGCCTTCTTTACCAGCTCCGCGCATGATATCGTCTTGGAACTTACTAATTTCGGTCGATTGATAAAACGTCATTTTTGTCTTTTCCATTGTGTTGATAGACTGAACGGCGGTCAGCGTGCTTGTTTTGCTGTTGCTAGTTAGGTTGTCTCCTAAGTGTACTTTCTTCACATTACGAACGAAATCACGTTCTTGCTTGTAAATACGCGTCTCATAGCGATAACCGCGATCATGCCTATGAATAGAAACGGTGTTACCTATGTACTCAGCGCCTAGCACAGTAGAACTGAATTGCACTAGCGGGCGTTGATATTCTACTAAATTTTGCCATGTTAATTTCAGTAGTTCGTTGGGATCTTCGCAATCGTCGAAAATGATAACTTTCTCACGTTTGCGCATGCCAGAACCTACAGGAATGCCATATTTTAACGTCGCTTCGGGGTCTTCTAGGAAGATTTGTCCTTTTGGTTTGTCCAACGGGTCTCCTTTTGCTTTGCTCCATACCACATCAGCAAATTCAATGCGTCGCCCGTATCCGTCTCCGACTTCCTCACCGCGTCCGCGCCCGATGAGTGAGGTTACAATATTCGTCCGTTCGATTTCTTTTTCTACCGTTAGTGCCTTGTCTCCGTACGTAAAACGCGTGCCTGTGTTTGTTCCTATTTTGTCGTACACGTCTAGGTATTTTTTAGCAACGCCGAACTCGGTTAGATCGCAACTGAATGTAAACTCGATACCGTGCGTTTGTAACTGTTTCAATGCCTCGCGCACAGTCACGTAGTAAAAGTTGTCCGCGATTCTTGGTAGTGGCGTATGGACACGTATTTCCCAACCGTCCACACCTGCGTTTTCAAAAAGACGAATGATAAGTCCTTGCGCGTCTTCATTGTTCGGTCTTATGTCTTTTATCACATAGCCGTCTAATTCATCCGGACCGAAGTTAACGCCGCTCAAATTCAAAATATTACGGCTTGTTTTAGCACCTAAAATGCGGTAAAGGGAAAACATGCCGTCGTCTTCCCTAACCGCCATAAACATCGCTTTTTCTGCTTCATCGCTATAAATGACGCTAGCTTCTAACGTGTCGTTCATTAGTTCGGCTTTGTCGGATGTGATTTCTTTGTATTGGTTTAACGTACCGATCTTTTTAAGTGGTACGCGCTTGATTAGTTGCTGCTGTTGATTGAATAAGTATAACATCATGACACCTCCGAATAATGGATAATTAAGTTATTCACGTTAGACGTGATTGTCATACCGTTTTCTAGCACGAAGTTTTCAAAGTCAGAATCCAAAGCGATGATTTTATAATCTAGTTTGCCGTTCGAATACGTCTCGCACGTCACAAAATCGATTTTAACGTGCGTTGACACCTCTGCGCTTGTGTTTGTACCTTTGATAGTTTGAACGCCATTAGAAACGAAATAAGAGGCATTAGAAGGGATGTCGAACTCTATACTTAGCGGGATGAGTTTCCCTTCATGTCTGATAAGTCCGTCGCTTGTCGTTAATTCTCTGCCATAACGTTTAGGATCACTACACAAGATCGTGAAGCTACTTACTACGCTATTGCTTTCAACCGGTACGCTATCGACTGCCGATAACCGTCCGTAGTAAACCCAGTCGCGCTCGTCGTTGAAAAAGATAGGTACGTCCTTGCCTGTCTTAAGCGCTCTTTCTAGTTGTTTAAAACGTGTTAAAAGCTCTTCTGAGCTGTCTGCGTCTAGTTGGTATGTAATTACAAGCTCGCGTGCTGGCAACCGTTCCTCGGTCACGATACAGCCGTTTGCTACGTCTTCTGTTGCTAGTTCTACACCGAGCATTTCACGCCCGGACACCGTAAGGGTACGATATCCGGAAACGATATGCTCAATGAAACCGCCGTCGAAGTTCATAGCTACTGTCGGTAACCATTCTTCGTGAAAATGCCAATCGCTTGTCGTGTCTCTAAAGTTGTACATCTTGTTACCTCCTTTTAGAATACATCTAAACGAACGTCGGTTTCGTTTTCGTGTTCGCCGAAAATGTCGGATACGAAGGTTTTGTAAGTTTGCCCACCCATGCTTAACGTGATATAAGCAGGTTGCGTGCTTGATCCGTCGATTTCATGACGTACACGTGATTTTGTGTTCTTGTCGATTGTCATTGTCGGATTCACGTCGTTAATTGCGCTATCGATACCATTCGTTACGCTGGTATCACTTAGACAAGCCGTCACGCTCTTAACGAAGCTTTGTACTGCGCCGAACTTGCTTTCTAGTCCACCTAACAATCCGTTCATGATCGCTTTACCGGCAGGAATTAGCAAGCGTTTGTCGTAACTGATAGGCCCTTTATGTTCGCGAATCCAGTCTCCGATACCGCCTACGAAGTCTTGGACTTTCTTCCATGCGCTTTTCAGTCCGCCTAAGAAGCTATCCATGATTGCGCGTCCGGCTTCTCCTAAATCAAAGCTTTTCAGCTTATTAAACCATTCGCAAATACCTTCCCAAGTTTCTTGCGCGCCTGTTACTAGTCCATTCCACCAACCTTTTACGGTGTCGCAAACTGATTTCCAAGTATCAGAGAACCAATTTCCGACTTCTCTCGCTTTGCGTGGTAACCATTCGCAAAAAGCGTTCCATGTATCTTCCAACCACTTCGTGAAGGTGCTCCATGTGTTTTTCACGCCATTGCATAGGTCTTGCCATGCTTGTTTGAACCATTCTTTCGTGTTCGTCCACGTTTGTTTCAACCAATCGCAAAAGCCTTTCCACGTGTCTTCGACCCATTGCGTGAAGTTTTTCCATGTTTGTTTTACGCTTTCGCACAGGTCTTGCCATGTTTGTTTAAACCATTCTTTCGTGCTTTCCCATGTTTCGTTCAGCCAATTCGTAAATTCTTGCCATTTCGTTTCCAAGAAGTTACACAAATCCGTCCACAACGTTTTAGCTGTCTCTTTGATTGCGTACCAAACGTTCCACCATAGGTCTTGCCACATTGCGAATGTATCATTAAACCACGAAACTAGTTCGTTCCAAATTCCTTTAATGCTACCTGCGAACTCACTCCAAAGCATAGCGGCGTCTTCTTTCAATTGTTCCCATTCGCCAGTGATAAGGTCGCATAGCAATAGTACCGGCGCCATTACAACGGCTTTAATTGCGTTCCACGCTTCGCCCGCGATGTTTTTGATTGCTTCCCATGTTCTGCTTAGGATATTACCGATTTCTTCACCTGCACCGCTTAAACCGGCATATAACGCGCCGAATTTATCGAGAAACGGATTAATGAATTTCTCGTATACCCATGTAACGAAACTACTGAAAGCGATTTGTACGCCATACCACATCATCTTGAACTGATGGATAACCTCGGCTTTGATTTCTTGGACTTCCGTCTTGAAACCATTTTTCAAATCTTCCCATTTTTGAATAGCGGCATTCTTGGCGTTTTCAATACCATTAGACACCTTGTCTTTTAAGTTATCCCATTTGTCTTGAACTGCTTTTACAGCTCCGCCTACAGCCTTGCGCGTGCTTTCTTTGAAGTTTTCCCACGCTTTAACTGTGTTTTCTGGTAAATCTTTGAACCATTGAATCACTTTGCCGACCGCTTTGCCAATTTCTTCCATGTCTTTCTTGAACTTCTCAACTGATTCGCTGACAGTTTTCTTGATGGATGCCCAACATTCATTTACTTTCTTACGGAAACCTTCGTTCGTCTGATATAACCGTACTAGCCAGATAATCAGTCCGGCAATAAGTACAGCTAACGCGACGAATGGATGCGCCATGATTGCTCCGCCTAGCAACTTGAATCCTTTTGCTAGTTTACCTAGAACTTTCACAGTATCTTCGATTGTCTTAGGCCAGCCGAGGATAAAAGTAGTCATCTTACCTAATACCCACATCACAGGTCCTACCGCTGCTGCAATTGCCGCGAATGCAACAATAAACTTACGCACAGGCGCCGGCAGTCCACTAAATGCATTAATCATGCCTGTAAACGCCTTGACAATGCGTGTGAGCGCCGGTTCTAAGTCTTCGTAGATTGTGATTGCCATCGTTTCTAAAGAGCCGCCAGCCTCTTCTAATGCACCCTTAAGGTTATCCTGCATCGTCTTCGCCATTTTCTTGGCAGAACCGTCAGAGTTTTCGAGTGATTTAGTTAACTTGTCGATTTCTTCCGGTCCTGCGTTCATTAGTGCTAACATCCCGCTCAATGATTCTGTACCAAACAAGGTAGCTACTTCTAAGTTTTTTTGCTGATCTGTTAAGCCACCGAATTTGTTGTTTAACATTCCAACAATTTCTTTTAGTGATTTCATTTTCCCACTTGAGTCGTACATAGAAAGTCCGTAGGCGTCCATGACGGTACACATTTCTTTTGTAGGGTTCATCAAACGAACTAACGCACCGCGTAATGTTGTACCGGCTTGCTCCCCTTTAATTCCGGCGTTGCTCATGATTCCGATCGCGGCAGCAGTCTGTTCTAAGGACCAACCGGCAGAATCGGCGGCAGTACCGGCGTACTTCAGTGCATACCCCATATCTTTCGTTTCTGCGTTGGTATCAGCGGCAGCACGTGCAAACACATCGGCAACGTGTCCAGTTTCGCTTGCATCTAGTTGGAACTGACGTACCGCGCTAGAGGCGTACTCGGATGCTGCCCCTACGTCCTTACCAGAAATTGCGGCAAGGTCTAGTAGTCCCGGCATTGCTTCCATAACCTCGTTGGTGCTGAAACCGGCAGACGCCAATTGTTCCATACCGTCAGCAGCTTCTTTAGCAGAAAAGGCGGTATCCGCGCCTAGTTGCTTTGCTTGCGAGTTCAGTTTCTTCATGTCGGACGGTGTAGCTCCTAGAATCGCTTGTACACGGCTCATTTGTGCTTCGAAATCCATGCCGACTTTAGTTGCTGCCGCAAACCCCGCGACGATTGGCACAGACACATATTTCGTCATACCCGCGCCAACTCGCGTCATCGTTGTACCAGCTTCTGCCCACGCTGCTTTCGTCTTTTGACTAGCCCGTTGGGAACGACTGCCGACGGTTTCTGTTTGTTTCTCTAGGGCTTTTGCTTGCGCCTCCGCCTTTTTATATGTACTACTAAAGTTCTTATCTATTGCTTGTAGAACGGCGGTAATTGCATAACTTTGACCCATCAGGAATTACCTCCCTTTAGTTCTTCGTATTCTTTTAACCGTCCTATCCGTTTTAAGATACGTTCTCTAGTGTCAGGATTAATATGATCGCGTTCGTATCTTGTACCATCCAGTACGTTGTCGATTTCTTTCTCGTAGTCGAAGAACTCATCAAACGTCTTGAATTTCGGTTTACCTCTTTTATCTGTTGATTGTACAACTTGATTCAAATAGGCTTGTTCATGCATTTTCTTACGTTCGTCTACCTGTCTTAATTTAAAAGCAAGCATACGAAGGCGGTACTCTCGCAATGTCATTGCACCAACCTCCGCAGCACTTGCGCAACCTAAGAAACGAAACGCGGATAAGAGTATGTCTTCGTATGTTTCAACTTTTTCTATTCGATTGTTTGGGCCGCTTCCGCTGTTTGATCTTCCATTTTCTTCGCGATAGTCTTCGTCAACGGTTGCTTTTTTATTTCTTCTAACAATTCAGCACATAGCTGTTCTACGTTGTCGTTTTCAATCATGAACTTTTCAATAGAGAATTTGCCTACTTTTGTAGGTTTGCCTACTTGGACAGCTTGCAACACATTCGCTACCGCAATCGGACTACCTTGTTCTAAGTCAGATAGTACGTGTTGCACACCGAACCCGAACTTGATGCCGTGCATTTCTACAGCGTAGATTTGATCCAATGCGTTGATAGCGTCTAATGTAAATACCACTTCTAAAACTTTATTATCGATTTCATAGTTTAACATACGAGATTGCTCCTTCTTTTTTTAATTGAAAGGGCGGATGTACCGCCCCCCTAGATTACGCGCTCGCTACTGTAGTATCTGCGAATACATATTGTGCTTTCGCAATCACAGATGGTTCAACTGTTACGTATCCTTCTTGTGGTACGCCGTCGATGTTTGCCTCTGTGCTGATTTCTACCAAATCCTCTGCGTTGTAAGGCACTTCCCAAGAAGCTACTTTACCGCGCATATATTCACCTTTGTATTTGCCTTCGTTACCGCTCGTTCCTTCTTGACTTAGGTCTACTGACCAAAACTCCATGATTGCGCCGTCTTTTACAGCTTTCTTCATGTACTCGTTTTCGTCGTCTTTAGAAGCTAGTCCGCTTAGTGATAATGTAACCTCTAATCCACCATCGCTGTTTACTGCTCCGTCTTTTGTTTGTGTAGTGTCTAGTGAACGTTCATAGCTGATAGTGTGTTCAATTTGGAAAAGAGGTTTAGAGGCCTTTTTCGTTTTCGCTTCATCTAACCGACGTACTAACAAAATAACCTGTTTACCTTGTGTTACTTCTGCCATTTTATAGCGCCCCTTTATTTATGTATTTTAGTGTTACTGGAATGATCGCATGCCATAACGGACGATGTTGTGGCATCTGACCGGTGTTTTGTTCTGGTATCATTGACGGTTGACTTGCACTGTCTACGTAATACCATTTAAAATTAGATGTTTCCTTCAATCGCTTGATTTCTTTCAATAGATTGCCTTTCATATCAGAAACGAGCTTCCTGTTTGTCATTTCGCCGTATACGTGCAATGTAACGTTCATTTCCCCTGTGTAGGCAAACTTATTGCCTTGCGGGAGTTCTTGTGTCTGTCCGATGTATACGAACGGATAACCCTCTTCCTCAGCTGGGAGGTAATCAAACGTTGCGTAGCCTAACCCTTGCGATAGCTCGAATAACTTATTGTAAATCTCTTGGTCTGGATTCATGCAACTAACCTCCTTAAGTCCGCTAGGAATTGCACTTTCTGATAGTTGAATGCGCGCCCGACAAACTCGTTAGCACTCATGTAACGCGTACCGTAATTTACATACGCGGCGTAGTCTGCCGTTGGTGTAACCTCGCCTTGTAGCAGTTGGGCTACATCGAAAATGATGGAGTTTCTCAGAAAGCCCGTGTCTACAGGGCACTCTTCTTTCATTTTCTTCGCTAGCAAGATAGTATGTTTAGCGACGACTTTTTCGGCTTCTATGAGCTTCTGTCCGTGCTGTAAAGCTTTTACTAGCTCGCTGTTGCCCTCTAAGGCGCACTTGTAACCGCTCATCGCTACACCTCCTGTAAGATAACCGTGACACGTACCTCGCCGCGCCTCGTTATCTCTTGCCATGTCTTACCATCGAATAGCACGTGTGTATATCCTTCTGGCGGAAAGTCATAAGGCATGAAATGCATCTCTTTCTGCCCTTGCTTTACATTACCGTACACCGTTGCACTACGTTCGATGCCTACGTCCGTTACGTTTACATGCATTGTCTTTAGTGTTACATCGGTAGGAACTTGCTTTCCTTGTGATGGATCATATTTCATCGTGCGTTTGATAAATGTTACCTCTCGCGTTCTCATATGAACTTCACACGCATAAAGCCCGATTCGTCATGCTCCTTTTTGTACGCGTTTATCTCGTCTATGTACTCATCAAAATCGGAATCAGGGAATGCCATCGACAAGCCTTCTTGCGAATAACTTTGCATTCCTTCTTGCCCGATTCTGTTCAATCGTTTTAATGACACGTCGAAAAGCACATCTTGGAATGAACTGGGGATGTCTGCCTCGTCTAGGTTGATCCCTAGCAAACGCGCTAACCGTTGTTCTGTCAATTCGCTAACAATCTGTAGTTTTTCATCAAGCGAGCCGGTTAATAACAATTTCATTTTGCTAATATCCATTTTTTCTCGCTCCTTATAAGCGATTCTAAGGCATTTTCATGATAGATTACCCATCTAAACAAATTTAAACGCCTTAGAATGCTCGTATGTTAACCTTGCGGCCCTGGTGTAGTTCCGTCAATCATCTGTTGCGTTAGGGTAACAGTTACATCTGTAGGTTCGCTCTCTCCTACCGCATTCTTAGCGACGACTTGTAGCTTGTATTCGCTCGGCGTTAAACTAGAAATGTTCCAATCGATTGAATACGTTCCATGTTCCATCGTCTTAGTGATGCTCACCGCTTTGCCGTCTACACGTTTTAAAACGACGTCAGTCACGTTGTCACCCTCTGCATAAGCTCCCCCGATTGTATAATGTCCTACTTCGCCGGCTTGGTTGGTAGTGACAGTTACTTTTTGGGGAGGCTTAGGGTAAACTCGGTGCTTTCACGTCAGCCTTCAATGCACGCGCTTCATTGTAAAGAGTTACGCCGTACATTGTAGAGTAGTAGACGATGTCTTTTTGCGTTCCTTTGTCACGGTCAAACTCAACTTTAATAGGAGTTTTGTTGACGATTTTAAGAACAGGATCATCGTTCTTGCTGTCTGTGTAGTTACCTGCCATAACCATCACAGCTTTACCTTTTTCAATGAACATAGATTTGACGACTTCTACGCCGTCTACCATCATCATAGTTCCGCTGATTAGGTAGTCTACAGCTTTGTCTGCTTGACCGAATTTCTTAACCATTTCACGACGTAATACAGTAGCGTCAGCTGGGTTAAGGAACAATACTAAGTGGTGTTCGTCTTCGCTAACGAATTTGTCTGCCATCGAGCAGATGCCTTCGTAGTTCAGTGTTACTGCCGCGTCCATAGTGAAAGTAGTGCTTTGCAATGCTGCTAAACAGTCGCGGTTTAATTGACGAGGGAACAACGTAGATAATTGGCGAATGCCTTCTTGCAATGCGTCGCCGTATCCTAGCTCTTGCGCTTCGTCAGAGATTTCGAACCCTTTTGCGATTTTGTGGATTGTTACTGTTTTGTGAGTGTGTTGAATGTGGTCTACCGGAATTTGTTCCAGCTCGCCAATGGTTGGCACAGCGTCTTCCATTGCAGTCCACGCTGGAATAGTGATAGTTGAGCCCGGTACACCTACTAGAGTAGTGTCTACATCTGCAAGTGGTGTAAAGATTAAAGCACCGTCAAATTTAGCTTGTGCGATAGAAGCTAGTACCTCTGGATCGTATACGTCTTTGTCTTTGAAGTTAGTTGTGTTTGCGTGTGTACGACTGAACATCTGTAAGTTCATTTTGATTAATTCTGTGTTCATTATGTATTCTCCTTTTCGTGATTATTTACCCATGATTCGTTTGTATTCTTCTGGATGCGCTTGTTTAAATGCCACGTGTTCGCGATAAGTCATGCGTAAGATTTGGTCTTTCGTTGGCATTGTGTCTGCATCTGGTAGCGATGTAGGTTGTGCCGATGGTTTTGGCTTACCTTTGCTACGTTCTACATCCCATTGTTTCTGCATAGCTTCCATGTTTGCCACGTATGCCTTGATTGCCGCGTTTGTTTCCTCTGCTGTCTCACGAACTAACATGTCTACCATGTCCGCGCTCGCTGTCAGATTAGCCTCTTTCAATTCTTTCTCAACTTGTGCCGCCATTGCATGACGTGTTTCTGCTTGTTCGTACGTTTTGATTTGTGCTTTAAGCTTTTTGATTTCTTCGTTCGCACGTTCCTCGGCACTCATTGCCGCTAATCGTTCAGCTTCTTTCTGTTTAGCCTCTTGATCCTTTTGCCAACGGTCTAATCGTTTAGCGATGATTTTGTCGACGTCCTCATCCGTGTATTTCAGTTCGGGTTTTGGTGGGGTTGAATCGGATGATTTGTCTTTTGGTTCTGGCGTTGGTTCTGGATCGGGATCACTAAACATCTGCAAGTTCATCTTTAATAGCTTGTCTTGGTAAAACATATTAATTCGCTCCTTTTCCATAGCTTTTATAGTGGATCAATGCTTACACTTTTATGTACCATAGCTTTTAACGTCTTCAATGCTAGGACGGATAATAGTCGTCAGGTAACGCTACTACCGAACATCTACAGTGCGGATGAAACGGCGGTGTGTATATCCACTCGTCTATCCTAAACACTTTACCTAGATAAGGCGTACATTTACCGCATGCGTCCGGCTCTCCGATAATCATGTATCGTTTTGCCCCAGCTTTCTCAAACATGCGATGTTGTACTTCTGTTTGTATCCGTGTGCTTTCTGTCCTCGCTAAGCGTACCGCTTGGCTTGTTGTTACGTTAAACACCCTTTTGATCTCTCGCGCTGTTACGCGTGGATGTTGCCCGGCAAGTGTTGCTCTCGTTACTAATCTTTCTAACTCGCTTTGCAACACTCGCTTAAAGCCCCATAGCTTGGAAGAAAATTTCACGAATCCGTCTTTGCCTTCTTCATCTAGGTAACTACCATTAATTATAGCTGTAATTTGCGTTTTAAGGCGTTTTGGCGTTGTCTCCCCAAGAATGCCCGCTTGTCTTCTAAACTCACTCATAGTGTCGTTATATAAGTCACTAGCTACTAATTTATCGACGTCATTCATCATCGCGGTTAGTTCAAGGTTTAATTGCGCTTTGATGAGTTCTAATCGACTGACTTTCATCTTGTAGTTGTATAGCCGTAGTTCTCTGTTTGCTTGCGGACTAAAGTCTTTCGTTTGTACATAGACTTTCGCTTTCTCGCTAAATAGTTCTACATCCATCTTGTCCGCTTGTTTGAGTAACTCATCCACAGAAATGTTTTCTCTGCCAGCTAAGCTCTTTTGTAGGTCTCTAATTTGCTGCGATATCTCTGCTTGCGCTTGCGCGATGATCCGTTGTATCTCTCGCTTAGTCACTCTGTCCTTAGCCAACATTTCTTCGATGTGCTGTTTCTCTCGTTCTATGAAGTAGTCCATTCTGCCACCTCCTAAAAATAACGCCCGATTGATTTTAAATCAAATTCAGGGTTGTTGATATGACAACCTTAAATGACTTTCTCTCACGGGCGAAATACAAAATATAAATAACGGTTATAGGCTATTCATCGCTTTCAGAATCATTTGTACCTTCGGGTTGGTTAGTGTTAGCATAATCTTCGTTTTTAACTTCGCTATCATTGTAAAACCCTCCGTTCTCCTCGATTAATTTCATGTTTTCCGCACGTTCTTCCTCGATACGTTTTAGCTCTGCCGGCACGTCCTGAACAATGTCCAAAATTTTAAGCGCCGTTTCCGTACTTGTCAGATTTGCCGTCGTTGTCGCCGCTTGTGCTTGTGCTAGATAATCAACTGGCATATTCCGTTTAAACGTGTACTCGATTCGTTGGTAAGAATCTGCTGAATGTTGAGGTATATTGACCGTTAGACTGAACAATAATTTGTATCTTTGCCGTAAGGCCGATTGAAACTTTCTATCGAATGCATGAGCTAAGTTGTTCATCGCTTGGTACTTATGTTCTAATGCTACGCCTGATGTTGCACCGAAGTTCTCATCGCTGATATCTGCTACCATCGAGATTTGGAATATCATCTTATGTAATCTATCTAACAAGTTTTCTTGCGTGGCGTCGCTATCTGGTTTATCTAAAAACTTGATATCTACTTTTGTTCCGTCCGGGCCGTATGCATTAATTACACGATTATCTCGGATGTTTTTCACGTCTTCTTCATCTAGTTGCATTCCTGTAATTGCTAGGTAAGCATCTGCGAAATAATCTACATCGTTTGCTTTTTCTGACGTCGCTTTGTTCATTGCGTTAATAAGACTAACGACGCCTTCGAATATTCCTGTCCGGCTATCGTTTAGGATAAACTCAATTACTGGAATGCCGTCAAAGATGTTTGGTGCGCTGTCTTTAAATACCACGCCACCCGCGTTCCCTTCGATGTCGATTTCTTCTGTTTCTGTGTAGACTGTTCCGAACACTTTCATTTCCTCGTCTTGTACATAATGCACAGCGAAAACTGGTTTCATTTCTTTCGTTGTGTCATATACAATGAAACACTCCGTCGGGTCTACGTAGCATACACATGTTTTGCTGTCTTCATCTTGGTACATGATTTCAAACGAATGTCCATAGATACACGCTAATCTCGCCAATTCGCTTTCTTCGTCTTCTATGTCGTTATCATCATCAAATAATTGGATAAGCTCGTTTACCGTTTCTTCTTCGTGTTGTTTATGTATTGGAATACCGTTGAAATAGCCTGTGAATGTATCTGTGATGTATCTTGCATACCCGATAGACAAACGATTGTCCGGCTTGTATATCTCTTTATCTGGTAAGTTGAATACATCTGTATTGTTTTCGTACATGTCCATTAAGTAGTTATAGCGTCTTTTGTTTATTTGGTGTTTTTGAATAAATTTGTTTACTAGGTCTTGCGTCACCTCTGTGCCCGGATGAATTCGGAAAGGTTTCGGCTTCTTCTCACCGTCAATAGGATTGTAATATCTCACGTTGTCCACTCCTTACAGTTTGAATGTTTTGATATGCCCCGGCCCGCCACCGTTAATCGGTTCTAATGCGTAACGCATCGCATCTATACCGTGGTTGAATGTATCTATCGGTTTGTTTATATATTCGCCTGTTTTCTTGTCTTTTTGCCATGTGTAGTTTTCAAATTCTTCAATAACTTTCGGGCAGCGATCATCGATGATAATATCAAACTGTTTAATAAAGTCGATTCCTTGTAAGATGCTGTCCGGTTTCTTCTTGACAGCTTGTATCCTGTCAATGCCTAACCGTCGTATCTCAGCAATAGACTTAGGTTCTGCCGCATCCGCCATTATCTTTTCTTTTCTGTATCCCATATCAGTGATTGCTTGGGCTATCTTGTCGTTTTCTTGTTCTTTGCGTACCCATTCTTCGATTATGTATAACTTTTTGTTCGGTTGGTCTACTGCTAACCTCACAAACGCTGTAGGGTCGTTCGTATAACCGAAGTCAAGTCCGAAATAATTCGGATAGTTTTTCATTTCGTCATAGTTCAATCGCTTGATAGTTTTCTTAGGAAAGACAAGCTTGTCTAGCGTTGCAAACTCTCCTAGTGCATATATCTTATAATACACCGGATCGCGTTCTATCAGCAGTTCTAAGTTCTTTTTGGTTGCCTCATCTAAGAATTTATTGTTCTTGTATGTAGTGTGATAAATGACGGTATCTTCTTGTTTTTGTTCAAAAAAGAATTTGTATACCCAATTTGCTTTACTAACAGGGTTGAACATCATAAACAACTGACGTTTCTTGTAAATCGGTTCACGCAAACGAATGGTTAACTGCATGTAGTCTTCTTGATTGAACTCCGTCGCTTCTTCCATTACGATATCTGACACAGCTTTAATAGATTTCACTTTCTCGATGTCATCCGCGCCTTTAAACAGGAACACCGCACCGTTGGGCAACGTAATGCGGTAGTCACTCATATTCACTTTGCAATATGGTAAAATTTTAAAACTCGATAGACAACGGATCACATCTTCGAAAATAGAATCTTTTATTGTTCGCCCTACTTTCCTCATCCATAATACACGACGAGGCACATCCCACGGTTGCAATGCCTTAAGCACTACTTTTTGTACTACTCCGTGAGATTTGCCTGAAGAACCGCCGCCGTAATGAATCTCTGTAGGCGTATCGTAGTTGTATAAGATATCGTAGATATGTTTGTTAAACACGCGTTCCGGATGTTTGATGTTGATTTTCATATCTACGTAACTCCTTTTTTGCTACTCCCGTTCTATTTCAACAAGCAATCTTTTATTTAACGTTATGACAAGTGCTATATCGTAAAACCAATAACTTAAGGGTAATTTTCGCGGCATATCCATCACTTGTCCTGTGAAGATATTTTCGTCTTTGTAACGGATAACCACTTCTTCAAAATCATTTAACACAGATAGCAACGCGCCTAGTTTTATCATCTTTTGTCCTCCCTATTCTTGAAGCGCACAGTATGCGTAAATCCACAAAAGAACAAATAAGGCAATCGGAATAATTACAGCTTCTCCGAATATTCCGACTAGCCAAAGAATAAGTAAAGTCGCCCCTCCGGCTATCAAGCAAATCACTACTACCGCTATAAAACTGATTATTAAGTCGCTCATCCTTATCCCTCCTAGCGCTTCATAATGTCGATTTGCATTGATTCTGTCTTGGAAAAATCGTGTGTGACGCATAGAATTTCATAAGATAACCATTCTTCTTTTTCGAAAGCTATTTCTTTCGGCGTGCCTGTCACAACCGTAGACGTTTCGAAGTCGTGTATAAGGCGCACGCACACTTTTTCGTAAAACGGAATCAATTGTAAGATATCAACTAACCACATATCTGTTTCGCGTGCATCAAGTAAATTCATGATGTATGTCCTCCTAACCAAACATAAAGCTCGCCGCCTTTCGGTTGTATTTCCAATACTTCTCTACTCATGAGATTGGCAGTCATACCGATTAGGCGCAATGCACAGCCTCTTATCTTCCCTGTATCCGTCACGATGTTTATGATTTGATTAGGTCGAACCGTTACAAATAAGTCGTATAAATCCATCATGACTTTTCCTCCATCCCTTTATTTTTGTAGAACTATCTGCAAGTTTAATTTCATTTCGTGATTATTCAGTTCTTCGTGGTCTAGGTCGATCGTTTTTATCCTCGCTTCATCTTTTTCGATCGCGTCTAAAATCGCCTTGACAGCTCCTTCTAAAATCACTTTGTTTATAAGTTCTTTTGGCAGTTCTAATCTCATTTCTTTTCCTCCTTTTTCTAAATATCCCACGGGTCATAGTCCGGATCATTTTCCAGAGACCAACAATGCATAGTTTCCCAATGGTCTATGTGGCAAAATCCGCACGTTTCGCATGTTGCTTCTGGATAACATTCGCGACACGTCGCGCATTCACAATCGATAGCCGCACCGCATTCGTCGCATCTTATTTCATCCATCACTCTTCCTCCTCGTCCGCGTATTCTCCGATCACGATTTCGAAGTTCACGTCGTGAGTAGCGTCCACTTTCTCGATAGGTTTCAAGCCGGCTCTGTCTAAGATATCTTTTGCGGCGTCTAATCTAACTTTCTCAGAACGCGCATTCAGTAGCTTCTTAACGGTATAGATCGAGTCTCCAATCAAATCAGTAAAATAGCGGTGCGCTACCTCATTGGCAATACGTTGATAAGTATCGTCATGCAACGTCCATTTTGTGATTGTTTGAATTGTCAATCCCAACTCATCCGCAACCTCGACTTTTTTCTTACGTTTGATAATTAGCAAGATCGCGCACTCTCGCATCAAACGCTCGCGCTCTTGTTTATCCATGAATTGATTCGCTCTGTTTTCTTGTGCCATTTTAACCACCTCTATTCCCGCCTCTTCGTTACAAGAGAAATGATGAGTTCTCCGTTTTCATCCGTCATTACACCGTTAACGATTGTATCTAGGTATTCTGGATATCTCTTTTCTACATCTTTTGCTTTTAAACATCTGATTAAGTAAGGGGATAATTCGATTGTTACGCGTACATCGCCGTCAATCCCCTGCAATAAATGTCTTAATGTTTCCATTTTTCCCTCTCCGTTCTCATTACAATAAATATATGTGCCCGACTATGTCGAAGTGTTGATATATGTAGACGGCATAGAAGCATCCATGCCGCCAAGCGCAAACCGTAGTAATACGCCCCCCGAGGTTATACCGTAGTACACTGCTCGATAAATGGAGTAGACGGAATTGCACCGTCTAACACGTGTCGTCTGTACCCTCCAAAAGGAGAACGTCTTCTCCTTGCCGCCGAAGCGGTCTCGATGTTTTAAGGTGGCATAACTCACATCGATGTTTTGCGTGTCACGCTACCGATCGTTAGTTTGCGCGGACTAACAACACTCACGATTTACGCCCATTAATGCCCCATGTGTAAATAACTCGGCTTTGACCCCTCGTTATCCAACGTTCTAACGCGTTGTTTCTTCATGTATAATTATAACATTTACTCGATTTTAAATCAAGTTAACGCTGATTTTATGCGGTTTCTAGCTCTTTTTCTTTCTTTTCTAAAAACAGTTTGACATATTTTCCTTGATACTGTCTCGCGATATGTCCTTGCCATTCTTCAATTGTTGTACCGTAGCTCATAGCTAATTGAAAGGCTTTGTCTGCGTAGTCGTGTTCATGGTTCGCGTTGTACATGATCCATAGACGCGCTAACAGCGAAACCGAATGCCGATAATCTGGCGCGGGTATTTCTCCTTTGTCATATTCTGGATAGGGTTGTTCTTTCAAATATATCTCGCATTTTTGCAACGGATAAATATATCTGTAAGTTTTAACTCTGAAAGGTTTCAGGTTACCGTCTAGGTAGTGTTTGTTTTCTCGTAGAAACGCTTTTGCTTTTGCCGTGTTTTCGAGTGGTACTTTATGCAATACTGTGTTATCTGCTATGTTATGAAAAAATAGACTTTCACTGTAGCCGTAATACTTGAAATTTGCCGCTTTGTATATCGTTCCGCAACCTAACCTGCCATCCGCGAACGACTGAACGAGTTTGATGTGCGGATAGTCCGCACGTAATATTTTCCAGCACGCGCCGAGCATGATTGTTTCTGCGTTATGTCCTAATTCGTCGCCTATCCATAAACGGTTTAGCTCTACAATCTCATTCTTTTCAATATTTGCGATACTTTTATAAGAATTAGCGTTCATCATAAAACCAAAAACCGCTACGCCTAACAAGCGTTCTTCTTTGAATACGCCAATGTTTATCCGTCCAAATTGCGCGTTCCATTTGTGCGAATAATGATTCTTCACGATCATTTCTTTCGCCGTTCGGCGGTCTACCTCTCTAAAAACGAGCGTTCCCATATGCTTCGTTTGTTTTGTAATTATCGTCATACTTTGCGCCTCACATATATAAATGATGAATTTTCGTGATATGCTTTTCATCGAACGAATACAATTGAATCATTTTCTTAGATGTAACATAGCCGTTCTTGATTTCGTAATAGTCGTTCGGTTTAATCGTCGGCTGTTGATAAATCGTCATGCCGTCTTTATCGTCCACAGGAGAGGTAACCTCTTTCTTTTGGTGGTGTAGATGCCCTGTGAAGCAAACGCGTTCTTTCGTTGCGCCCCATATCCCCGGATATTCCGTTGCAAAAACCATCGGCAAGTTTCGACGCCCGAGGTCCCCATGTGCTAAACACATCATAATGTTGTCGTTCACTCTGCAAGCGAAGCGGTGCTGCAGGCTCACGTTAAATTTGATCGATGTATCTTGGAAACGCGCTTTTAAGTATTGTCCGAATACATAACTAATGGATAAATCGTGATTGCCGACTACCATATTTATTCTGACACGTTCCGCGCGATGGTATGCAATATCGATGATCGGTTCTAAGAACTCTTTTGCGTCTTCAATCGCTTTTACCATGTCGATATCATCGACGCGCGTACCCTTCGTCGTTGTTCCTAATACCATCGAATCGCTATGAAAAATATCGCCCAATAAATTAATGTGAACGTCAGTAGGCTCTTCCGTGATGATTGCGTCCATTATTTTCGTTTGCATGTCATACAATTTTTCGTCGTACTCTAAGATGCCGAAATGTAAATCAGAAAGGTTGATGATTAAACCGGTGTTCGCGATTGTGCTTTTATCTTCATAGCAATCGATTACAACCGGTTTTGTTTCGGCTGTGATTGCTTCAATGAGTTCGTTCATGTTGATTTCGTTCGGCTTGCGAGGTGCAACCGTGATTTTTGATTGATACATGACTTGCGGTCCGTCCGCTGTTTGTCCATCCCAAATATTAGATACAGCGCTTTTGACTTTCCACTGTTTTGGATTGTATCCGTGAGCTTCTAGTAGATAGTCCGGGTCTTTGCTCTGTTCGCGTGTCATCGCTATTTTAATTTGACTGACTTGCTCTCCGTTCTCTTTCAGTGTCACGCTTACATCCTGTTGCATTTCTTTTACCTCGCTTTCTAAATTGCGTCTGTAATGTGATCGTATCTTTTCCCACGAGTAATGAGTGCCGAACGATCGATTAAACTCATCCGTTAGTTTGTACCAACTGCGACTAACTTGTCTGTGATTCATGATAAAATTATTCATTTCGTTGTTAAATTCCTTCATACGCGATCACTCCTTTTTCATACTAAAAAAACGACGCTATCGCAATTTGATAACGCCGCTTTTCGGAAAGGGATAGGAAGGAGAAAAGAATTCTACTGTACCTCTCAGGTACAGTCTTATTATACATAACCATTGATTTTAAATCAACTTCCCATCAAACACAGCATTAGATAATGTAACCCTTTTTCGTTTTCTTATAAACTTTCTTACGCGCTTTTCCGTCTTCCCAATCATCCCAATCATCGTCGGGATCATCGTAATCAACTTCGAAGCTGCTTACTACGTAACCACCGCAACAATTCGCCATGCTTAGCGCCGTTTCATAATCGTGGTAAAAATCAACATACGCTCCGTAATAGTCGTATACGTGATATAGTTCAATCATAGTGCCACCATCCTATTGATTTTAAATCAAGTTACTTGTCAAAATGATTGATAACAAAGTCCGCTAACTCTAAAGCTAACCATACAAGCCCTACGCCTAACAAAACAATACCGCCGCATATTAAGATCGCTAAGATAATTGCGTCCATTTCTCTTTCTCCCTTTCTGTTAACTTCCTGCTAGCGCCATCCACAGGCAAAATAGGAAACGTTGCTATAACGTCGTTTTCTAGGCTCTTCATGATGTAATGGAAGGGATGGACTTTCACAACCTCCCACAACACGCCCCAGCGCCTGTTAAGTATTACGTCGCCTTTTTTAAACTTTCCTTGTACCATATCAGCACCACTTAGTACAAGCCACAATAGCAATAGGCGTAATTTTGTCCGCAAAAGATGCAACAATCGTAGTCGTCTTCGTCGCCTTCGTCTTCGTCATCTTCTACAGCGTCTTCTGCATTCATAAGTATTTCAATAGCGCTTAACGGCTCAACGTTAAAATTTTCGCACCCCGCAATAAACGCCGTGCCTAGCGCAGTTAAAAATTCACGCCCGCTCATTTCTTCTGCTTGCACGTTTATATCTTTGTCGTTGAATATGATTTTGATTTCTTTCATCATTCTTCCTCCTTCGTTGGTTACATATTGCTTGCGAGTAATTCAATCGCGTCTACGTCGTATGCATCGCAAACCCCTATATACGCATTTAACAACATAAGCAAGGCGTCTTCTTTCGTCAGTTCCTCTGTAATGGTTTTGATTCTTGTTGTTCCGTTTTCTTCAATGATTTCTAGTTGTTTCATTTCTCTTCCTCCAATACGATCACTAAATAACCAGAGTTCGTGATGTCGAACCAATCTATTTTTCTTTCACAATAAATATTGACAAATTCATCAACGCTGTATAACCCTTCAAATTCTTCTGTTTGTGTGTTATATCGCATAACTAGCATATTTGGCTCTGCGTAACTCAAAAATGCGCCAACTGTTATCATCCTTCCCCCTCCTTGATTAATTCGATAATAATTTCGCATACGTGCATTCTGCCTGCGTGAAAGCCGTTCAACCAATTATCTTCCGTCCTGTTTACCTTGTACAACGAGCTTTCATGCATGCCCTCCAGCACTTCTAACAAACGTTTTTCATCCATTCTTCCAGCACCTCGATTGGCACAAAAGTAATTTCGATACGCTGACGCTCTTTATCTTCTTTCACGATATCCGTGAAGCCCTGTACATACTTCCGATTGTCATTCGGTAACACACCAGCTTCTACCAATCCGTCTAAGATAAACTTCTTCGCAAACGCGATATTGTCCGCGTCCTTGCGTTTATTTTTGACGTACCATGTTATCATTAGTGCGCATGGAAAGTCGGTTTCTTGTAATTTTAATTCGCTTTTTTCTGCTATATCTTGGCAATATCCTGTTTCGCCTTTCTTTATCTTTGCGGCTATAAATCTATTGCGTCTCTCAGCGTTGATAAATTCATTTAAAGCGGTTAGCTCACCTTCAATTAGTAGTTGTTTCATTCGTTTACCTCCTTCCGTTGTAGTTAACTACTAGTTTCACGTCTTCGATGATCCATACATGTTTAGGGAACTCAGCGCGGAGCTTATCAATTGCCTCGCGCATATTGTTGCCTAAATACGACACATAACGTTTTGTTTTCTTGTTGTATTTTCTGATTTCAATTGCGTATAAGTCCACACCGATTCCTCCTTTTACAGTTCTATACCGTTTTTATAAAAGATGACTACTTTCCCATCCGTTACACGTGAAATAACTACCTCGCCATCCCATTCTGGCTCGTACTCGTACTCGTTAAAATATTGTTTCGTATCCATCGAATGAGTTTTTTTATATTTCACGTCCACTAGTAAAACCTTCGTTTCAAATGCAAATGTCTTCAATAATTTACTTACAATCATTTATTTAACCTCCTTAAAATGGCAATGCGTCGTCGCTAATATCTACATCAGTGCCGCCGAACGGATAACTATCTTGTGGTGTAACTCCTAGATTCGTTTGTTGCGGTGCTTGTCGTGGTTCTTGGTGTTGTGCGCCTGCGTTAAAATGGAATTTGTTCGCCACGATGTTATAAGTGGTTCGGTTATTGCCGTTTTTGTCTGTGAATCGTTTTTGTTGTATAGAACCCTCGATAAGAATTGCTTCGCCCTTATGGAAAAACTTCGCTACACTTTCCGCTTGTTTACCTGAAAACAACACATCGAAGAAATCTGCATCATAATTGCCTTCGTGATTTTTGTAGCTACGTTGTACTGCAATCGAAACGATAGCAAACTCTTTGCCCGTGTTTGTTTGTTTTAACTCTACATCTTTCGTCAATCGACCTTGTAAAATAACAGTGTTTAACAATTAAATTCCTCCTTTAAAATAACGGTTTGTTGATTTTAAATCAAGTTGCTACAGTTTTGCAATCTCGTTTTCTCTTAATAGATAGCTGTATCCATCTTTGAGTTCTACTACGTATTTATTCTCTTTCCCTTCTAGGACGTTCGTTACCACACCAATTTCAGCAATGATCCCCCATGCCTTGCAATTGCAAACAACCTTATCTCCTTTGTCAACTTTCATTTTCTTCACCTTCTTTTAGGTGGTACTCGCTTTCGATATACTCTTGTGTAAATATTGTTCTTATCCCTTCCGAATCGCCGGCGAGCTCCGCCGTGTATATTCCTACGCCGTCCGCTGCCGTCTCAAAATCTACGACTATTTTATCCGACTTGTAAGGGTTGCATGATTCTATCACGCTACCGATCGGAAACTTATTCATTTTATAATTGCCATCTAAAATCTCGTCCATTCTTTTTTACCCCTTTCATGGATAATTACGCCTGAAATAGTTTAAAACGTCTTAAATCGCACGCTAGACCCCTTAAAATCGATTCTGTGAGGCGTCAGTCTGCTACAAACGAATAGCCTTGCGCTTTTTCTATCTCAGCAAGTTCTATCGCTTCCCACTTCGTCGTCTCAGCTAGTTGCTGTAGTTCACTAGCGCCTTTGATGTCTCCGCGCTTCATAGCTTCTTCTGCGTGCCTGTTTAGTATCGCTATCTGTTCTTCTAAAATACGAACGGTTGGGCTGCGTACCAAACCGTTTTCTTTCAGTATTGCTGAGTACTCCTTTCCACTCATCGTGCCTTTTAACATAGCCTTCGCCTCACTATTTTATCGTGACTAGTCTCAATTCTTCCGCTACTGACAAGAATTTATCGTATACTACAAGCGCATCTAATTCGGTTAGTTTTACCATCAGTTCTCCTGCATCTGGCAAGCGTGGTAACTTGTCGATTTGACCTTTCTCTAGTTTGTATACAAGTTTAGCGTGCATTTCGTTGTCTTTAACTTCGTTTGTATCTAACATCGCAAGAACGTGCAACAATTCTAGTTCAGTTAACTCTATTTTCATTGCTTCGCTCCTTTCGTCGCTCCGCTATCCTCCATGTATTCGTCTAATATCTCTTTGTATTTTCCCGTGAATTTAAAACGATCTTGATGAAGTTTCTTGCTCCAACCTGTCTGCCTATCTAACTCGCGCATTTCTTCGAAACCTTTTTGAATCTCTTTATAATAAAACTCGATATTCGCGGCGGCTTTCCAATGCCTTGACGTTCTGACGCCTGTACCTGTTTCCGCCATTTCTATTTTAACTAATTCGGCCCGCACCTTTGCTTTTTTATCCTTTTGAATCTTCGCCATGATCTTTTTTAGAATGACGTCGCTATATCGTGAAGCAAAGTCCATTTTTTCATCACCCCTCCTGAATGTAGTTCACAAATACATCCGTCATATCTTCCAACTGTGTGACGTATTTATCCACCACGTTCGTTTCTGCTACGCATCTAGCCGATGATACAGCTACCAAAACATCCGAGTTTGTTGTCATGAATACCACGCCGCAAGCGCCGATAACAGAATGATAAAGTCCGGTTATCTCGTTCGCTAGTCCTTTCGATCGTAAATCGTACTCAATAGAGGCACGTAGTTCGTTCATTATTTTCCTCCTTGTTTCGCCAAACGTTTTGCTTCTTCCGCCTGTTTTTCTGCCCAACCCAACAAACCCATCTGTTCCGCACTAAGATTCGTTAACATGTTGCTCTCCTCCTTCTTTATTACACCTTTATTATAAAGGTTTGTTGATTTTAAATCAAGTGCTTTACTTATTTTTTTGAATAATTTTTAGAACAGGTATTTCGATAACTCCGCTACTTTCTGTTTCTTCCATCACAACCTTTCCGTCTACTACTCTTGCGCGTAGCTTACGGCTAGGCTTTACGTAACGTACAACGATCTTGCCATTTTGTACTAACATGATTTCTAGTCCGTCTTTATCCTCTGCTACTCGTCGACTTCCGCGTTCGTCTAAGTATTCGATTCTCATATCGTTCTCCCCTCCCCTTATTTTCACTTATATCATAAAAATACTTGATATAAAATCAAGTCCTTTGCTTAAAATTCATCAAAAGTTTTCCCGATTGCTCGTGTATCCCATTCGATTGCTTGCATACAAGCGTAGTTCATGAACATTTCTTGTTTCTTTGTACGCCCTACACGATTCTTTTCTAACATCATTAGCAATTTAGGACTGTCGCGGAGCGGATCGACGTCCGGACGCGGATGATTGATCTCGGAACGGTGCAATAGTAGAACCTGTGTCGCGTCCTGTTCTAGGCTACCAGAATCCTTCAAGTCGGTTAGTAGCGGCGTTTTATCTTGCCGTTGCGCATTCGCTCGGTTTAATTGAGCTAGAACTACCACAGCAATTCCCAACTCGTTCGCTAACAACTTAAGTTCACGTGTTGCTTTTTGAATTTTTAAACGTGTTGCGCTCTCGAAGTTCCCTACGCCCTCGACCTCTACTAGTCCGATGTAGTCGATCACCGCTACATATTTCCCGTACTCAGCGCGTTCTCTAATGTGTCGGATCATTCTGTTGAGTGTTCCCTCGTGTGAATCGAACACACGTAATTTATATTCGTTAACCATTCTCTTGTAAACTCGTTCGATTTCTTGGCGTTGCTCGTTAGTAAGGTTTGACGGATCATTAAAGTATTTCGAATCGATCCCCGTTTCGCTAGATACAAAACGGTCTAATAAACGTTCTTGTTCCATTTCTAGTGTGAAGAAGTCTACCGCTACATCTTTATTCCGTTTCAATACTCGTAAGCTCATATCGACACCTACGAGCGTTTTACCACATGCCGGACGCGCACCGATAACAACTAAGTCGCCCGGTTTCAAACCGCCTGTTTCTGCGTCATACCAATCGTAAGTGCGGATTGCCTTTGATTCTTTTTCGTTGATACGTGCTAAGTATCTATCTTGTAGTTCTTCTAGTGTGCTTTCGTTTTCTGGCATGTAACACGTTTCTAAGACGCCCATATACTCTTTTATTTTCGCTAGTGCCGCTGTAGTTTTATTGGCGTTGTATTCTTGCCATGCGTCATTCAGCAGTGCTTGATAGTGAGCGTGCTTGAAATACGGTACGCGCTCGTAAACGTAAGGATTGCCGCTATCGTCGCAACCTTTTAACATTTCTAGTTTATCAATCGTCGTTGTCTCGAAAATATCTTTGCCTTCGTTTAGTTTGTCTAGCAAAGGTAAGAGGGTATCGGTATCTTCTACACTCATCAACGCGGAAACTATTTCTTGCAGTTCCTCTGTCTCAAAATATTCTGGTTTCATTTCGCACCAATTCAGTTGCTTAGGATAGTTAAGTAAATTCCCTACATCTTGCATAGTTCCTCGTAATAACATTGTTCGTCCTCCCTAGAATCTGTTTTTGAACATGTCTTGCATATTCATTGGATCGATATCAGAAAAGTTGTCGTTTGTTTCTTGTTGCTTAGGTGTGGTAACTATTTCTTTCAAGTCTTCATCTTCCCAACGTCGCTGATTGAAGAAAGTTCCGCCGTGTAGCATGTACTGTTTTTCAGTGTGATTGATAGCGATTTGTTTCTTGTAAGCTACAATGCCTGTTTGTATCTCTTTGTTGGTTGTTCCATCTTTTATCGCTCGTTTATATGCTTTGAAAGCTAACTCTTTACCTTTTTTGTTAGGATACAATTTCCAAAGTTTCTCGAAGTCTTCTTTCAGTTGTTTTTCTTTTGTAACCCGACTATCGGCGCAATCGTCTTGCGATTCGCCTATATATTGTTCTTTCTTGTATTGTTCTTCTCTTGTATTGTTCTCTTCATCATTTTTGATAATAGGGGTAATGTCATTTTCGATGATAGGGGTATTTGCAGTTTCGCATATATACAAATAACGACGTTCGACCTCTTTTGTGCCGTCTTTGTAAACTATCACACGTTTTAAATAGCCTAATTCAATTAAACCGTTTAGCGCACGTGTAACCGTAGAAGTAGATACACCGAAAACATCTTCGAAATATTTGTTGGTAGCCCAACAACGTTTTTCCTTAGTGCTTAACGCCGATATTTCGGCATAAAACAATTTTTGAATAGCATTCAATCGTTCGTCATAGCGCACAGTTGCCGGCAATATAGCATAAAAATTCGGCTTGTTTTCCATATCCCTATACCTCCTCGTAAAATATCATTTGTCTAATAGTTTTTATTCAAAATGTTTCTAGATTATAAAATTTATTGAATAACACATTCCTAACGGAATTTGTTTCGATATTGTGTGATTTCTCAGAGTACAATGGATGTATGGAAAGGATCCAACGGGAATTTGCTATTTCCTCCTGTAGCGTTTGTCTACCCTGTTTAGTCTGTTACCCGAACCACTGTTATCACTACCAACTCATTAGCTGTTTCGATAATGGACTAGACTTTCAAATAGTAGTTTGGAAGGCAGCTTCTAGCTCTTTTATCACCGTATTCTATTAGGCGAGGTTGTGGCTATACAGTGAGTTTCTGGGAAATCCCACAGTATCGAAGCATTTTCCAAAATTTATATCGAAAGGAGGTCCTTCTTCCATGAAATTATTTGTCGGTATTGACGTTAGCTCTGAAAAACTAGATGTTTGTTTTTTAACAGACGACAATCAATTGTCTATCTTATCTGAAATCTCTGTTGCCAATGACATCGAAGGTGCTTCATTCATACGAGAAACAATTCTTGAATTCAATAACAGCTACCACTTTGATCAAATTGTGATTGGCATGGAGTCAACGTCCATGTACAGCTTCCATCCTTCCATGTTTTTTCATGAAGATGAGAAACTAAAGAAGCTCAACACACTTGTAACGATTGAAAATCCTTTTCGGGTGAAACAATTTAGTCGCATGTTTGATGAGAATAAAACTGATCGAAACGATGCATTAAGAATCGCTGATTTCTTGCGTATTCAACGATTCACAACTTCCCCTATCAAAGAAGAGAAATACATGGCCTTACAGCGTTTAACACGTACTCGCTATCAACTTATTAAGCAATTGATTCGTACAAAGCAACATTTTCTTGAAAATCTAACGTACAAATGTAATACGCTTGCTCGAGAAATGCGAGACGAATCGACGAGTCTTTTTAGTGCAACCCTCATTTCACTCATGACGGAAGATTTCACATTGGATGAACTTGCTGAGCTTCCTTTAGAAGCTTTCTGTGATTTACTTCAAGAAAAAGGAAAAGGCCGTTTCAAGCAACCAGAAAAAATCGCTAAAGCAATTCAACGTGCAATTACCATGAGTTACCGCCTAGGTGCTCTTGCACAAGAATCAATTAATGTTGTTTTAAGTGTTCTCGTACGAGAAATACGAGCACTTGAAAAAAATATCAAAGAATTAGATAAAGCCATCGAACAAGTAATTGTTGTCATTCCAGAATATCAATGCTTAACCAGTATTCCAGGCGTTGGTAAAGTCTATGCTGCCGGTTTAATCGCTGAAATTGGTCAAATCGAAAGATTTGAAGATCAGACAAAATTGGCAAAATACGCTGGATTAAGTTGGAAAGTGAACCAATCTGGAAACTATCAGTCGCAAAATACACCTCTGACAAAACAAGGAAATCGATATTTTAGATACTACTTAGTTGAAGCTGCCAACTCTGTAAAAAATTATCTTCCTGAATACAAAGCTTTTTATCAAAGTAAATATAAGGAGGTTCCAAAGCATCAACACAAACGTGCACTCGTCCTAACCGCAAGAAAATTTACGCGTCTGGTGGATACGCTACTACGTAAACACCAACTCTATACGCCACCAAGGAATGTGATAGAGAAATAACAATCCGTTATTGACGCAAATCCTTGAATCAACCCGAAAAAAATTTGATTTTGATCGGGTCTAGTTTCGTGCGCTTCAAAACATATTACTCAATAAAGAAAATCTTAAATTTCATCTTGACTTATCACCATTAGACTAAATATTCAATCGTTTGATCGTTTCTGCGCTCAGCGTAATGCCATACACGTGATACTTGTTTCTGAACGCCGCCAAACCGATAGTATGTTTTTCCGTGTGGTGTGATCGGCACAACGCGCAATAAGTGTACTTCGTCTTGTCTACCTTATCCCGGTTGTTCCCCATCCCTACAGTTTCGTCAAAGTGATCGATATCCGCATGTTTGCCGCAAATACAACACTTTCTATGTGTAAGGCACTTATAGAAATAATATTCGAGATTTTTATCTGGAATCGGTATCTTATTAGACAGTGAAACATCCAACTCAAAAGCCAAATCGAGTGCGATATTTGTCAATAAGACTACATCATCTTTCGTATTGTTAGAACCGTTTGAGAGGCTTATATTTCGCCCTGTGAGAGCTTTGAACTTCCATCTGGTATTATCATCTATCTCTTCTATCAGATGCCCCGTAAACGCGCTTATATCCCCTAATAACGCATAGTAATATTTGCGTTGATCCACAGAGAAAGAACGCGGATCAAGAAAACGCAACTCGCAGTATCGTGCGCCTATGTGTCCGTGGTAGACAGTTTGTAAACGTTCAATGTTTAAATCTTCGGCTAGTTCTATTTTCATTTCTCGACCGTCTATGCTTTTGACTTTTGCTAGGTAAAGTAAGTTTGCCACGTCCTAACCTCCTAAAAAAGGACGGCGGAAAGCCCCACCGCCCTGTGATTTTAAATCAAGTTTTGTTATTTATTTACTCTCTACAGACTTCAAATAGTTTAAAATTTGCGTTATTTGTTCATTTGTTACGTTGTCTAGTTTGCCTTTCACTTTGAAATGTTTCAAGATCATTTGTTCTGCTTCATCCGCCGATAGCCCTTGTTTCTCGGCTAGTTGATTGATTTTCAGTCGCGCTGTTTGGATATGCGTTTTACTCGCTTTCTTTGGAGCGTTGTCGCCGCTACATGCGTTGCCGTCGTCGTCTTTGTCTGACGTAACCCCGAATACACTTGCTAATGCGTAACGGCGCGCGTAAGTCACTGCCGATCCAAGCCCTTGCGGATCACTTTTAACAGCCGGCAAGGTTAGTGGTTCAAACTCAATATATTGCCCGCTCTCATGCATAATCATCGTTGATACACTAACGTCTTGATTCTCGCTTGTTGCGTATTGCGTGTAGGATAAACCTGTTCCCTCGATTGCTTTGTCGATTGCTTCTGTGATGTTTTCTAGTGGTACATATTTACTCTTGAAGAACGGGTTGTTTGCATCTTTCATCGGTTGTTTAAAGTTCGTCCGGAATTGCGCCATTGCCTTGAATAATTCGTTAAGTTCGTTAGAATGTGATTTCATTAGTTTTCCTCCTTGATTACATCGTCGATCGTGATACCAATAACCGCATGAAGCGATCCGTTTGAGTTTGAAATGCCTGTGTCTATATCTGTGACAAGTGCCGTTAAGTGATAGCATAAACTATCATATAAAAGTATGTCGTTAAGGCAATCCTCGACGATTACATCGTTGTTTTTATCGAACAACGTAACAAATTCATAGCTACCGAGCAGTGTCAAGAGTTCACCTAAAGTTAGCCGTGTCAGCATACCTCATCCGCCCTTTCATATGTCAATTGTAAGTAGTCCACAATATCACGTTCTGTGTTTATCTCTGTTTTAATTGCGTTCTTTGCGTGTTCCAATACTTTCGCTAACTCGCTGTTGTACTTGTAATCTTCATCTGGGAAAATGTCTATTAAGTCCGCCAAAATGTCGCAAGGAGAGCGAACGTCTAGGCAGTCATTCATATGCGTTGCTAAGTTGTCAGGGCAAATCTTTTGCTCGTAGTCGCTGTAGTAATCGTCTAGTATCAAGTCGCCGTACATGTCGCGTTCCATTATTCTTCCTCCCATTCTTCATCGGTGCTTTCTAGCATCAAGAAAAGCATATCTAGTGCGTCTTCATCCGTTATACCTCCCTCCGCTTTTATATAGAATGATCCTAGCGCGGCTAACGCGGCAAAACGCACATATTCTCGTTCAGTTACGCCTTTCGATTCAAGTACCTTTTCCATTTCCTCCGTCATTTTGTCCAACTGTTCAATATTGCAACCTCTGTAATTCGCGCTCATTATAATTCCTCCTTCAATCCCGCTTTCACTTTTTTGATAAACATTTCTTTGTCCGTTTCCATTTCGTACATGCCTTCGCTAGTTGCTACTGTGATTTGTGCGTTTTTGCCTTTGCTTTTTACCGCCATGCCTAAAAATGTTAGGTTGTCTAGTTTCTTCTGATAGCGTCGTTTTTGGATGTGGTTTGTTATGATAAAGATCGCTACCACTAGTAAAACTTTCAGAATCATCGTTATTCCTCCGTTTCTTGTTTGTAACGCCATTTTGCAACTTTTTGACCTTTGAATTTGTGACGTGTTCGTGTTTTCTCGTTTAGGTTCTTAGGTTTAACAAACCCTAGTACGTTATGACCTTTTGTGTTAGATAAAACAGCGCCGTCGCTTTCAATAATCACTTCGCCGAAATATTTCAACAAGCAAAGCAACGTTTCCTCTATTTCTTTTTCAATCTCAAATTCGCGTTCGATATCCTTGTAACACATGTAAACTTTCTGGCGCATAAAGAACACCTCGTTCAGATTAGTTGTCCGTATACATATAGCAACGTCATTGCATAGATTGCGACACTTGCGATACGGAAAACGCGCCGCACGCCGCCTTTTTCACGTTTTGCCTCATCCCACCACCACGAGCCTAATACAGCACCGATAACGATTGCGCACATAGTAGAAAATACATCCATCCTTTTCCCCTCCTATAACATCATCAAACTTGCAATAATTAATAACATTCCGAACCCTAAACCGATGAAACCTGTCAACACTGCAAAATAACAATCTAACAAAGTTTTCGCGTCTTTTATCGACACCATCAACCATACCCCGCAACCTACCATCGTGATTCCACATAGTAAAAGTAATAGAAATATCATGTCGATTCCTCCTTACAAGATGATGAGTGCGCTAATAACTGCGATGCCGATTCCGATATCAGCCATAGCTACCAAGAAAAGCACTAACGACCAAATTAAACTATCTGTTTTTTCTACCTCTATCAACGCCAAGACGCCTACAGCAATCGAAGCAACCCCGTAAAGTAATGTGAATAGTAACCCTAAAAATGTAAGCATTATTCTTCATCCTTTCTAAGTTTGTTATTTGAAATTGCGGTCATTAATGCGCGGCGTACAGCTTTCGCTTCGTCTTCCGTTAAGCGTATCGTTTGCCAGCTAAAAGTCGCGCCGAGAGGGTCTGGATCGATTGTTATGCCGATGTGACCGTCAACCGTAACGCCTACCATTATTTCTTTGCGTTCGCCGTTTATCATTGCAAAAGGCGTCATCATGATTCCTCCCCAAACCAAATAAATTCGTCATAGTTACCGATCGCGTAATCTGCAAAAGTGACTTGTTGTCTGAAAGCCTCCGTCATGTGTTGATAGCAATCCCAGATAAAATTTAATTGTTGTTGTGTATGCATGATGTTTTCCTCCTTATTTTTTATTAGTAGCGGTCAATTTCTCTCGACCACGGTTTTCCTGTCCATGCCTTTGCATTGTCTTCCCAAACCTCAATGCGTTCAAACCCTAGCGCGTCTAACGTGCGACGGATAGAATCGAACGGCATTGCGCAAAAATTATCGCGGTAACGGTAAGGTATTGCCTTTAGTACTTGTCGATTAGATTCATAACGACTTTGTAAGTTCACACACAAACCATAAGTTGGTTTATGTTTTGTATCAAAGATACGATATGTTTCTTCTTGCCATAAAACATCTAGTACACTGTAGAATCCTTCTGCCACGTTGCAAAAGTAATAAACAGTTCGTTCCTTGCCACTTGATAGGTCAATAAATTCTTTGTGGTCATGATAACCCGTTTTGCCCTCTCGCATGTTTATCTTTCCTTTCTTTGATTTTAAATCAAGTTTACGTATTAATTATCGTCATAATCACAATACTTGTCAACCCTTTTGCAACGTTCTATTTCTTCTTGTTCTTTCTTTGTCACTCGATAATCTAATGTCAAAGCAACGACATATCCTAATATAAAGACAACAGCTAGCGCGATTAGTTCCATTTTTCCTCGTCCTCCTTGTAATAGATAGTTGCTAACTTATTAGAATACACTCGATGCTTACACAAACGAACTCGCAAAGCGTTTGCCGTAATGTCGCACCATTCTGTCTCCGACGCTTGTTTTGCGTTGTCCACATCAAGGCGTTGCCCGTCGCGCGTCACGATAACTACAGGTTTGGGCGCGGTGCGCGCTTTTGTCTCGATGTTGTGTTGCCGTAAAATACGGCGTAATGTGTTAGGGTCTCGGCGCGTGCGGTTAGCTATTTTAACAGTTGGCACGCCTTCTTTTGCCCATTTAACAAGTAAGTATTGTTCGATGTAACTCATGTCTCTGCCCATCGGACAGTCTAAACGTCCTTTCTCGATTTCAATTAGATACATAAGCGTTTGCGCTGTATTTACTTTCTTATCGTCTTCCATCCAATTTCCGAAGTGAGTAATAACAGTCAATTCTGCCCAGCGTCGTTCGTTGTCCATTCTTAACATTTCATCGATTGTATACAGCAAATGTTCGTGTTCAAATTTCTTGATTCCTTCTGTGCTTAAGTCATGTTTGATAATCATCGTTTTTCCTCCTTAGTTTCGAATGCGTAAATTAGTAAGATACTTGCCAACAGCAAGAACAAATCTGCCATGTTATCGCACTCCGATAATTAGATGTTGTAGCGTGTCAGTTAATTCTTTCAGCTCGTTATCGATTTTATCCGCTCGCGCTTGTGTTAGTTCGCCGATCGTTAATAAATCATGTTGCTGTTCTACTAAAGCGTTTTTCTTTTCTTTAATTAGTTTGATGAACAAGTCTTTCTCTTTCTTCGTCATGTCCTATCATCCTTTCGTCTAATATGAGAAAAACTTCGCTTGTGATTTCTTCAGCAAGCTGATAACTTGACACGTCTATCTCGCTACCGAAGCGATCAAAGCATTTGATGTTAACCCCGTTCATAAGCGATATCACTCACTTCACAACGTAAGAACCAACTCATTTCCTCTATTAGCTCGTACGATATACGCGCGCAAACACGCTCCCCGTTTTCATAATTTATAATTTGATATTCTGGAATATTTAATACTTCTGCCATCCTCTCCGTAGTAACGCCCATTTCGATTCTTCGTCTTCTCAACTCTTTTGATCTCACAATGTAGCGCCATTCCATAAGCTTTTCCTCCTTTGATTTAACATCAATCGACTTTACAAAAAATATTTTAATTGATTTAATATCAACCGTCAAGCGTTTTAATTCACTTTTTCACAAAATAACTTATTAAGTTTTCTTAATTATTGAGATCACAAAAATTGACTTTAAATCAATAACGTTGTAAGGTTAGCTTGCAACAAAGGAAAGAATAGTTTAAACTAAACTATCATATTATTAGGAGGAATGGGAAAATGCAAAATTTAGGAAGAAGATATAAAAGATTGCGCATTGAAAAGAATTTAACACAAGCGGAACTTGCCGAGATTGTCGGCGGCACACATTCAACAGTAGCGAAGTGGGAAGCCGGCGTAAACTTACCGCGTGCAAAAGAATTGCGTATATTAGCAAGGCTGTTCGAGGTCAGTTCTGATTACTTGATCGGTTTAACGGATGATCGTACACCCTACTATTTAAAAGAGAAGGCGATGTCGTGAGAACAGGTTTATATGTAAGAGTTTCGACAGCGGAGCAAGAAAAGCATGGTTACTCTATTAAGGTACAATTGGAAAAACTAAGGGCGTTTGCTAGCGCAAAAGATTATACAGTAGTAAAAGAATACATTGATGCGGCGCAATCTGGTGCAAAGTTGGAACGTCCGGGCTTGAAACAGCTCATAGAAGATGTAGAAAACAATGCGCTTGATTGCGTTTTAGTTTATCGTTTAGACCGCTTGAGTAGGTCGCAAAAAGATACTATGTACTTAATAGAAGATGTTTTCTTGAAGAACAGCGTTGCTTTCGTTTCATTACAAGAAAGTTTCGACACCACCTCGTCTTTTGGGCGTGCAATGATCGGAATGTTATCCGTGTTTGCCCAATTAGAAAGAGATAACATTACAGAACGTCTTTTCTCCGGGCGTGCCCATCGAGCAAAAAGAGGTTTTCATCACGGCGGCGGAATTATCCCGTTCGGATACCGTTACGACGTGGAAACCGGAGAATTAAAACGTTTTGAAAATGAATCTAACGAAGTGAAGGCGATGTTTGAAATGATTGCAAACGGGAAAAGCGTTTCTAGTGTAGCGAAAGAGTTCAACACATATGATACGACAATCAGACGCAGGATTGCCAACTCGGTTTATATCGGAAAGATACAATTTGACGGCGAAACATTTGACGGACAACACGAGCCGATCATTAGCAAAGAATTATTCGACAAAGCAAACGTCAGAATGAACGCTAGGGCGTCTAACTTGCCATTTAAACGTACTTATTTATTGTCAGGACTTATCTATTGCGGCAAGTGCGGCGAACGATGCAGTGCTTATGAAAGCCGATCAAAACACAACGGCAAAGAATATCGACGCGCCTATTATCGCTGCAACGCTAGGACATGGAAGTATAAACAAAAACACGGCAGAACGTGCGAACAACCGCATATAAGAGTTGACGAATTAGAACAAGCGGTTATGGAACAAGTGAAACGCTTGCCATTAAAGCACAAGGTGAAAAAGCGCGCGTTCGATTTTAAACCAGTCGAAAATAAGATTGCTACTATTGACAAACAAAAAGAACGGTTGCTTGATTTATATTTAAATGAACACTTGGATAACGAAATGTTTAACAAGAAGTCGAAAGAACTTGATAAGTCGCGCGACAAGTTAGCAAAGCAGTTAGAAAGGATGAGAATGCAAGCGGCTGATTCTGTAGAAAGCTACCAATGGTTAGACGGTATAGATTGGGATGCGCTAGACAAGGACACGTTGCGAGAAGTTTTGGAACGTATAATAGAAAGAATTGTGATCCGTGATAAAGACGTAGAGATTTATTTCAAATAAACGTTTATAGTGAAAGGCTATTCTATTATTCTTTTGAATGATAAAATAGCCTTTTTTCGAGTTCATTTCTTGATTTAAAATCAAGTCAATTGTATATTATACATAGAGAGGGATACAAGAAAGGAGCTGAAAGAAATGAACAAGGAGTTTGAAGCATTGATTTTAGTAAACGGCAAGATGCTAACCGATTTCAAAGGGAAAGCAAAAAATGCGAACGCTGTCCGTTGGTTGGTGTTTGAGAACTTCGACGATGCAGAAATAATCGATTTGCATTGGTTGTGA